ATAAATATTTCATAATGCTTTTATTTTAATTGTTATCAAAAATGAAATGGGGAGGTAGCGAATCTCCCCATCTCGTCCGTTACGAATAACGGTCCTAAAGGTGGTCGTTAGACCACACTATCGTCTATCCGTCGCAGGAAAGGCAATCTGGGTCCATCGCCTGTTGTGCTATATCACCTCTGAGTACTGATTCGGTTCTCGTATAGTAAAGTGTTTTTACACCTTGCTTCCACGCTTCCATATGTACTGTATTCATCCATTTCGGAGTTGCCTCAGATGGGAATGCTAAATTTAGTGATACTGATTGGTCAATATATTGTTGTCTGATACCAGCTTGTCTAACCAATTCTAATTGATTTATTTCCTTAAAGGTTTTAAATACATCCTTTACTCTATCACATTCAATACCCTCACCTACTTCTGATATATTTGTAAGTTTACCATCACAATATAACCAATTATCTAATTCAGCTATATCCTGAATACTACCACCATCAGCAAGTATCTTATCCCAAGTATCTTTGGTGTTGATTCCAGCTTTACGGAGAACTTTTTCTAATTCTTTGTTTTTTCTAATAAATGTACCTTTTGAAGTTTGTTCAGTAAATACATTAGCAGCCCAAGGTTCAATACCTGGAGAAACGTTACCACTTAATTTAGAGTTAGAAACCGTTGGTGCAATTGCTCTTAGGTGAGTATTTCTCAACCCAGTACCAACACACCATAATGGTTCACCATATACATCTGCTAAATCTCTACTTGCTCTTTCAGATTCAATCTTCATTTGAGAGAATATCTTACGAGTTTCAAATTGTGCGGTTAATGAATCAAATGGGATACCTCTTTGTTGTAAGTAAGTATGCCACCCTAATACACCTAATCCTAATGCTCTACCCTTTTCTGCTGAACGTACTGAGTTTTCAAACCCACGCATATTTTTTGCTTTATGGATAAACTCATCTAATACGCCATCTAAAAACCAAGTTGCTGTATAAATTAAATCTGTATCTTTCCACTCATCGTATTTTGAAAGGTTAAGAGAAGATAAACAACATACGAATGAATGATTCTCATCTGTATGTAATGTAATCTCAGAACATATGTTTGTCATATGAACTTTTAATCCATTATGCTTATATGCTTCTGGGTTTGCTTTATTGATATTACCTTTATACATAATATAAGGTTCACCCGTTGCTTTACGTTTCTGAATTACCTTACTCCACTTTCTACGAGCTTCAGCATCTCCATCTTCTAATTGTCGCATGAACTTATCACCAACTACAACACATTGATGTAAATTTAAACATTGTCTGTTTACATCACCCTTTGGTTCACGAATATCAATCCATTCATCAAAATCACCATGTTCTATGTTTAAGTTTACTGATGCAGCACCTCTACGAACTGAACCTTGATTAGTAGCTATAATAGTTGAATCAAATATCTTAGCAAATGGTACTACACCATCTGATGTTCCATTTTGATTGATTTTACTACCAGCTGGTCTAATCATATTCATACCAAAACCAACACCACCACCACTTTTGGCGAGTAGCATCATTTCTAAGTTTTTGTTTCCTATTTCTTGAATCGAATCACCAACATCAACTCCGAAACAAGATATCGGCAAACCCCTATCAGTACCCGTATTAGATAAAACGGGAGTAGCAAGATTAAGCCAACCACGCCAAATATAATCAAAAAACTTAGAGGCCATATCACTTCGTTCCAAACGGCGCGCGACCTTAGTAGCGACACGCCAATACGCATCTTTTGGAGTTTCTCCTTCCAAAAGGTAACCTTTACTAATTGTTTTAACATATATTTCTGTATTTGCCCACGATGGGAAATCGACATCCAACTCCCATCCTAATTCTTCTCCGTGATTCTTCATTCTTTTATGAATACCCCATTTTTAGTTTCACCTTTACGGTCTTTTATTTCATTCCATGCTGCTTCTAAACACTCTGATGGGTGGTATCCTAATTGCATTGATAATATAATCAATGTTACAAAGGAATCCCCAATACCATCTACCAATTCATCTTTGTTATTTTTAGCAAGAGCTCCGGCAGTTTCACCTACCTCTTCCATTACTTTTAACATTTGTTTTGGCGCGTTTTCACTTTTTAAGATGTTTTTATCATCTGCCCACCCTATTACGTTTGTAATTAATTCATCAAAATTCTTCATAACTTCTTTTTTTATTATTATTACCACATATCATTAAAATCTTCACCTTCGTTTGCCTTACTGTAATCAGTTGGTCTTACTGCAAAGAAATCTGTATGTGTTATTCCACCGGTCAAATGATAAAACCAATCTAAATTAGATGCTTTCTTATCATTAAATTCAAATGTAGGTTCGTATCCTAATTCTTTTAACTTTTCATTACCTCTTTTTGAGATAAACTCTTTTAAATCAGTTGATTTTAAGTTTTCTAAATCACCTTTCTCAAATATCATATCAATGAAATTATGTTCCATTTCTATCATATGTTTTGCTGCTTCATGTACATCATCCTTAACTTCTTCAAAAAGTTCAGGATATTCGTTACACATTTCTCTGAATAACTGACAACCCATCTTAGAATGAAGAGATTCATCTCTTACAGACCATTTCATTTGTTGACCTATTCCCTTTAAAAGATTTCTCATCTGAAACGAATATAGAACTGCAAATGAACTATATAAGGAAACCCCTTCTGCAAATGCTGAGAATATTGCTAATGAACGGGCTACTTCTTTTCTGGCATCAGGATTTGTTTGTAAATCCATATGTGTCCAATCAGCAGAGGTAGCGGTTAGAAATTCAAACTTTTCTGCTATTGCAGGTTCATGTAAGAACGCTTCAAAATCTTCTAATCCCAAAGATTCGTTTAGGTATGAGTATGCAGTTGCATGAATTGTTTCTTGCGAACCAAACATCATAGCCATTTGTTTAATTTCATGCTTTGGAAACCACTTAGTAACCATAGTAGTCCAATAATCAGATACGGCACATTCAGTTTGAGCGAATCCCAATAGGATATTACCTACTAAATTCTTTTCTTCTTCTGATAGGTTCTCGTTCCAATCTTTTAAATCACCTTGCATTGAAATTTCAGTATGTAACCAAAATGCCTGTGCTTGCTTCAACCAACCTTCGGTATAATACTCTGGGTATTCGAATGGTTTATACTCTATTCTCTCTTTAAATAATTCCATTCTTTTCCTTTTAATTTTGTTAATTTAAGTTCTTTGGGGTGGTAATAAATATAGATTAAAAATCAATATCTGTTTTTAATTCGTTATACTTTTGTAGTAGATTTTTCCGAACTAGCGATTCACCCTTATTCATATCACTTTGGGTTTGTTTACCATCAACAGAGTCATCTGAATAAATACTCATCCTACCATTACTCATATTTGCTTTAGATGGTAGAGTCATACCATCTGGTCCAAATCTATTTTTTATTACGTGCCATCGACCCGTTCCTGCTAATTTATCTTCAATCTTTCTACTTAATGATACCACAAAATCAGCAGTCATCAATTTTGAGAATGAACCTGCTATTGATGTGCCTGTAATAACATCTGCATCTGCTCCACTTCGATTAATTTGTGATGCTGTATATAACGGGCATTCATATTCACCAGCAATACCTCGTAATCCTTCTACTAACTCTTCTAACTCTTCGTGTCGTTCTTTTCTACTATTACCCATTAATAAATCTGCGTAATCACAAATTATCACATCAGGCTTCTTACCCTGCAATGTTAATTTATCAAGACTCGCTCTTATTGCGTTCAATCCAGCAGATTTAGTTGGCCAATACTTAACTATCAATTCGCCTGATAAATTAGAAACCTGTCGTTCTACTTCTTCGATGTTATATTTTAGGTTAGGTACTGCTGTACCTGTTAGTATAGCATCATATCTCTGACCTACATAACCTTCGTTTAACTCTAATGTATAATGAACCACAGTTTTACCAGCTTTTACAGCTGCCATCCCAACATTAATTAATGCCCAAGATTTACCAATACCCGGAGGTGCTGCAAATAGTATAAGTTCACCTTTACCAAAACCACCATCTACTAATTCATCGATTACATCCCATCCAGTCGGAATAACATTTCTAATGTTTGATTCGTATCGTGCTTTAACATCTAATTTGTATTCATGTCCGATATCAGTATCTTGACCTGATTTCATAGCGTTATCAATCTTTTCTTTGATAACATCAAACTTACCTTCTTCAAGTAATTGAACAGATTCTAAGATAGCACCCTTAAAGTTTTGGTTTTTACAAAACTCCAACGTTTGTTCCTTAACATACTCTAAATCATCAGATTCTATTTGATTCCAAACTTGCTTTAAGTTATCTAAAACCGATTGTTTTAGTACATCCCTCTGTACCTTATCTATTTCAACTTTAAATACATCTAATGTGGGTAATTTAGAGAATTCATCAAAATGCTTTAGTATTATCTTTACTAACCACTCATTAGCCTCCGAATCAAACGCTTCAGGCTTCAAGATATCATATACCGTTTGTAGGAATATTCTATCAGATAATAGCGCTGAGATTATCTTTATTTGAAAGCTAGTCCCAAATTTATTTCCAAATTTATCCATAGAGTGTAAATATACAACTTTTATTTTAAACTAACAAACTATTTTCTAGTTTGTTTTGAATATGTGTCTAATTCTGTCCAAGTGTTTGATAACCACACCTCTATATTCTTAAAAGCAGTGTATAGTTTATCAACCATAAAATCTTTTTTGAACTGAAATGAGTTTAATCCTTCAATTGGTGATTCTATCATACTACGGACTGTTGAGGTTATTGCTGCACTCAACATATCTGGTTCTTTTAACTGCATTAAATCGTAGTTCAATGTTAATACATCTTTACTATCCATTATCTTTGCTTTTAGCTTCTCATCATCAAGATTCTCTACATTTTCAAACAATTTATCCATACTCATATTATCTTCTTGAAGGAATGGTAACTTATTTAAAATTGTTTTAGGGCCTACACCCTTAACACCTGGAATATTATCTGATTTATCACCATCGAAGATTCTGAAATAGACTAAGTTCTTTGATGGAACTCCATATAACTCTTGCACATCATCTTTGTACATCCATTTCTTTTTAGTTGGTTGATATACAGATATTCTGTCATCAACTAATTGTAAGAAATCTTTATCGGATGAGATTATCATAACTTCTTTTTTGAATACATGCTTTGCAGCATATGCCATAATATCATCAGCCTCAACGTAATCCACAAAACATACATCAATGGGTAGTAAATCTAAGTATCTCATCAACGTATTGAATTGATTCTTCATAGATTCTCTCTGGTCTTCTAAATCTTCGTATCCAGCTAATCTGTTTACCTTAGTCATCCCAGTTCTACCTTCCTTATAACCTTTATACATTTTCTTTCTACGAGTAGAACCACCCTTTCCATCAAATACCATAAAAACTCTAGTAGGTTTATTGTTTCGGATAAGAGCGCCGAGGGATAACAGAAAACCTGTTACCCCACCGACGTGATTCCCATCGTCATTTAAAGTTGGAACTGCTCCAAAGCATCTGATAAACATATTAAGACCATCAACAATCATTACTTTATCATTAACATCACCATGTGATGTTTTAGATAGATTGTCAACCATTTCTTTATATTTCGTGTGTATCATCTAATTGCGTTGTATCTGTGTTTGCGTTTTCGGATGCTTCTTTGTATCCTAAAATATATGCATCACAAATTTGTTTATACATTTCCTCTTTTATCTCTGGTTTCTCTTCCAATTTACCTTGAAAATCTTTTGCTTGAAATTTGATAATCTCACCAGTCTCTTTGGAAGTCCATGTGTACCATGCACCACCTTGTTCTAGTAACTTATATGTTTTCATAGTGTTAAGCCATGAAGCATATCTATCAATACCTCTATCAAAATAGATTTCAAAATCTATTGAACGTAATGGTGGGCCCATTCGGTTTTTAATAACCTGAACTCTTGTCTTAATACCGACTGCCTGTTCAACCCCACCAATTTTAGCGTTAAGTTTACCCATCTGTTTCATTCTCAATCTACAAGATGCGTGAAATCCTAATGCTTTACCACCTGATGTTGTATATGGGTCACCAAATGATACCCCCATTCTAACTCTCAACTGATTTGTAAATACCACTAAGATTCTCTCTCTTCCGATAAGATTTGTAATCTTTCTCATTGCTTTTGAAATGATTATAGCCTTTTGGGTTGCGTAACCCGCTTGGTCATAATCTGCAGCAAGTTCTACCTTAGTGGTAGCTGCTGCTACTGAATCAACTACAATTGTTACTAATCGTTTCTTATCAGATTTTCTTACTGATTCAATAATCGAATCCATTGCATCAAAGATATCTTCTACCGTTTCCAAAGGTACATAAAGTAACTTTGCGGTATCAACACCTAATGCTTCTAAAAACTCTTGATTGATAGCGTTCTCTGTATCTATGTATACTGCTAACCCACCCTTTTTCTGGCAGTTTGCTAATGTATGTGCAGATAATAGAGATTTTCCACTCGCTTCTAAACCCGTAACCTCAACTATTCGTCCAACAGGAAACCCACCATTCGGTCGATTCGATATTGCTAAATCTAGCATATCATCCCCAGTAGACACCCACTCCGTTAAATCGGTGGGTGTCTGTTCTGAGCCATCTAAGAAATATGCAGCTTGTGCCTGTCCTTTGAACTTTTTATTAAGATTAGTGGCGAGAAGTGAAGATAATTCATCACGTTTCGTTGCCATATCCTAATTTTAGTTATTAAATAAATCATCAAATGCATCCTTTACATCTGCTGTCTTCGAAGAAGCTGCTGATGCTTGTGGTGCTGATGTTTGTGGGGTATCACCTTTAAATGGTGATTGTGTTTGAGTAGGTTGAGTTTCAGATTCAGCATCTTCACCAACTTTCCCAGTTTCCATCCAAGTTTCCAACAAACCTTTCATTTCATCATAATCATATTTTTTGAACATTGAAGGTAACTCAATTTGGTCTTTCAACATTGCCAAAACATTCTTATCTTCTGAGATAGGTGTTTGATTTGGTTTAACTCTGATATAAGTTTCAGGATAGTTCTTACCTAATTCCTTTGCTGTCTTAAACTCAACTGTGATATCTCTACCACTAATTGGGTCTGTTAAATCACCATAGTCTGGGTCTGCAAAGAAAGCAAGTAGTTCTTGATATACGGTTTTACCGAATCCCCAAAACTTAACTCCTTCTGATTCTTCACCACGAACTACAACGGGAACATAAGTTCTCATCTTAGGTGTTAAATCTTTTGATAAATTCCAATCGTTTCTATCACCAGTCGCCTTTAGTTGTTGAGCGAACTCTACTAATGGGTCTGCTTCACCATGTGTTTGGGGTGAAAGAATATTCTTACCACCAAAACCATAATGGAAGAAAAGTTCAATAAACGGATTGGATTCGTTGTGGATGTAAGGTACTATTCTTACTTGCTGTTTGCCGGGCTTCGGCTTCCAAAGGTTATCTGTTTTTGTTACCTTTGTTTGTAGACTGTCTAGTCTGTTTCGAATTGCATCTAAATCAATTGCCATAATTTACTATGTTTTTAGTTATTAATTATTATTATTTAAACAAATATACGAAAACTATTTCTAATTTCCTAATTATATTTCATTTATTATTTTTCAACGTTAATTTAAACCCATACGTTGACCTGGTCTTAATTTTTTATAGTGGATTTAAAACCACCGGTTATTTATTTTACTAAGAGCGAACGTTACGCTAATTCTAAATAACCAATAAGTAATACATCAGCAACGATTGGGGAATACATCCCTCAATCATTACTTTGTAAATATACAACATTAATTTGGATATTCCTAATGTTTTGTTGTTTTTTTTAATTTATTA